GGCTCTATAGAAGCTCTACTTACACCGTTACCTAATACAAAGGCAGTTTTACTGTCTTTATTTTTTATAGACCGTGTTATTTGTTCTTTTTGTTTTTTGAGTTGTTTTTCTAGTCTACGTCTGTTGCGTATTACTAGCCATTCTTCTTTTGTATAAAGAGACTTATCAATTTTGGCCATTATTAAACACCACCAGCCTCCGCTTGTGATGCTATGCCATACATTTGACGTACAAAATCTAATTCATTTTGCATTTCTTCGTGGTGTGTTTCTGATGCTTTTCTTATTCTATTAATTTGACCTAGTGTAAGTCTAGTTTTTCTTGTGTCTGTTGCCTTAACCGGTGATTGATCATGCTCGGGCTCGTAGACTTTATCCTCTACAGGCTCAAGTGTTTCTCTATCAAAATAAAATAATTCTCTAAGTATCATATTGTATTTATACCGTTTGGTCAGTTGTTGGCGTTGCACCTGCGCCTAAATCGGTTCCTGTTGTTGTATCTGGCGGTGTTGCATCTCCGCCGTCTTCTGATGGTACAGTAGCGTCTTCATCTTCCATGCCGCCTAAGTCTGCTTCCATTCCTGCTCCTGAAATACCTCCACCGCGCATTTCGCCTGCGGCATCTGTTGATGGTGTTTCAAGATTCTCGTCATTTTCTTCTCTCCACAGTCTTTCGTTCTCAGCAATCTCTTCTTCTGTCATTCCTAAGAAACGTTTAAGTGCAAATCTATTTGAAATATAAGGAATAGCACTCATTTGTGTGTATGTTGGTACACGAGCATTGTCAACTTCGCTTTGTCTATACGATGCAAAGTTCTGTGGTGGTTGGAAAATAAGGTCAAACATTGATGTATCAACGTTCATGCCTTTTTCTAACAAGTACTTTTTAAATTCTTTGTCAAATTCTTCAATGAGCATACCTTGTAAACGTTCACAGTATGTATTAAATCTTAATTCTTGAATATATGCTGTTCCGACTCTACCGTCATTGTACTGACTACTTGCATCTTCAGCCCCTGTAGGCAGGTATGAGCTAGGAATTCGTAAACCGCGTACGAGCTTATTAGTAAAATATCTAAGGTCATCAATTTCTCCTAAATTTGTACCACCGGGTAACGTTTCTACTTTAGAACCACGTCCTTCTGCTGTTTGCGGAAAGAAGTAATCTTCATTAATACTTAACGGGTTGTAACTACTGTCTATAACATTGGTACCCCCGCCTGATTGGCTTGGAATACGTCTTTGGTGAATCTCAGTTTTTACACGTTCTACGAATTGCATAGCAAGGTGACTAGGCATATTACCTACGTCAACATAGAAAACACGTCTTTCAGGAGCACGTTGTACTCTGTATATAATGATTGCGTCTTCTAATAGTTCTTTTTGCTTGTATACTTTGAATATTGTTTCTAGTAATGAATTACCAAAAGGATAATTGTTATCTAAACCTTCGCTCATACTTAAATGTACAACGTGTTTAGCATCAACAGCAATCTCTGACTCTTCTCTACTCCACCTAGTACCTGCTTGGCCACCGCTATTGGCTCCTATGTGACCTTTACCAGCACTTGCACTTTGGTAACTACCCATTCCGCCATTGTTAATTTGACCGTTTGTTTGATGTGGAGTAGTTGCTACTAGCTCTCCAAAGTTTAAATTGAAATCTTTTACAATATATTGCTCAGGAGTTTTACCTTCTGATTCATTTACAATAATTTTTGTTAGGTTTGCTGCATCTACATGATACAACTTTGCAGTTTCTGGATCTCTAATAAAAATTTGATCTCCGTACTTAAATGCATTACGGATTAATCTAAACATACGTGTTTCAAACTTATTAAGTTTGCACCATTGTTGTAGATATTTTTGTAAAATGGTTGTTTCTGAGTTTGTTGCTTTTTGTTTAAAGCTCAATGCAAAGTTTGTACCGTTCTGATCATTTTTTTGAGTACAAAATTCAGCAAGAATGTCTAGTGCCGCATTAACTTCTGAATCACTATCCATTGTATTGTATTGTCCATAGCGTTCAACACGGTTAGGACTACCAACATATACATCAGGTAGATGTGAATTATAGTTTTTAGTTGCAGGACCTGGCTGAAGTCCACCGTTAGAATTGCTAAACGGACTATAACTTCCTTCTGCGTTAGTACCCGTTGGTACTGGTGTAAAGTATTTTTTCCAGCTCATCGTTATCCTTAATCAACTAACTCTTGCGTTAGGCGTTTGTGTGCTGTATTAACGTCTCTAATTTGAATTAAAGTGTCATTCATTGCACCTAGTGTTGTATTTAACTGATTTGCAACTTCTTGGCCCATTCCTGAACCCATATTCTTAATTACATCAGCAGCCGCTGTACCTGATCCACCACCAAATAGGCCTTTGTTGTCCTCTGCTAGTGCTTTATTCATGTCTTCCAGCGACCTTGCTATTTCTTGCATATGTCTATTATACTGTGAAAGCTCATTAATGTCAAGATCTTTTTGTATTGCATTTACATTGGCGGCAAAATTCTCTAAATTGTTGATTCTTTCAAAAGCACCAGCAACTCTTTCCATTCCTGCGCCTATACCGCTCATTTTTTCTAATCTTTGTATAGCTTCTGGAGTTAATCCAAGGTTTTCGGCCATATCATTTTGAGAAGCTGACGGAGATCCATCTTCATCAGCACTTCCTATTGCTCTACCTGCGGCACTTCCGCCAAAATAACCTAGTGTACCACCAATTAGTCCACCTATTGCTGTACCAATAACAGGAACAACTGAACCTAAAGCGGCTCCAGCAGCTGCTCCTGCAAGTCCGCCTGCCATTCCGCCGCCAGTTGCGGCATATTCTTCAGTTTTTTGTGCGTCTGATAGTTCATTGTTTTGTGATGTGCTATACATGTCATAAGCACCAAACAATAGTGCTAACGGACCTAATCTTCTTAATGCTTGTTTGCCTATACCTGCAGCTGTTGCTCCTGCACCTGTTGCTGTTGCTGTTGCTGCACCTGTGGCAGCTCCTCCGCCGAGTCGAGCTGCGGCTTTTGTGCCTAAACTGCCTGCTAATGACGTTGCGCCTGCGGCTAATGCACTAACTACAGCTTTGGCCGCAAACAATCCACCTATAGCAAGTACTAAACCACCTATAACTTCTGGATCTGTGAATATAGCCTTAAAGCCATCTTTAATTCCTGTTGCCAATGCACTACCTATTGGCGCTAGTACACTTCCTATAAGTCCTTTTTTCTCGCCATCTTCACTACCAAACAATGCTTCTTTAATTGCTTTGCCAGGATCTTCGCCAAATGCTTTAAAAAATTCTTGTAATTTTGGTGTAACTGTTTCTGTTAGATATGTGCTAAACCCTTCTAGTGCTGTTTGGAACGGAGCAGCTGATCCTTCTTCACCTACAAACCCAGTGAACCACTCTGTCATACTATTTAAGGCTGGTGTTAGTGTTTCTACTATTGGATTAATAAAGTTATCTGTTAGTGCTTTCTTTGCATTGCCAACAGCAGTTAAAAATTCACCCATTGCATTTAGTTCGCCGTCTTTTGGTGGTACTGCTTTTGAAGCTTCCATATCTTCTATAAACTTATCTCTTGCAAATACTAGTCCCGAACCTGTATCAGTAAAGTATTTTCCTATCTTATCAGTCTGTCCTTCAAACAATGCTGATATTTCTCCTGGTATTCCTTCACCACCTGCGGCTGCAAGTGCAAGTATTCCTTCTAAGTCGCCTGCCGCGGCTACTTGTGCTTCTAAGTAATCGGCCATTCTGTCAGATTGTCCGGCAGCAAATTGTTCTTGTGTAACAGAAGTATCAAGTGCTTTTTGTAACATAGCACTAACTAAGTTTGCATTTTCACTTTGTGTTGCTGTAAACATTTGAAGCTCTCTTGTTACCGGAGGCATCCCTAAAAATTCTGCTTTTAATGCATCAACAGCAACTTTACCGCCAGTGGCCTGCGCCTCAGCCATTGCAGCATTTAATTTTTCTCTTTCATCTTTATCAAGTTTTGCTAATTCCATCTGGAATGCTATGTCCATTTGTGCTTGTGCAAGTTTATCTTGTTGTGTTTTAATATCTTCGCCTGTTAACTTTGAAAGTGTTAACATATTCTTTGTCAAACTAGCAGCTGCTTCTGCTTGTGCCGCTCTATCTTGTACTTCGCTTCTTGAACCTGCTCTATTTAAATAAGCACTCAAACTCATCTGTTCATTTACTTGTTCCATTGACAAACCCATGGATTGTAATTGTATAAGCATGTCTGAACCAAGGGCATCTGTCATTCCTGCAACTTTCCTAGCACCTTGTGTTACAGTGCCACCAAACCCTGCCATCATTTGAGTGTTTTGAGCAACCATTGCGCTAAACTCTTCTAATGGTAAACGTGCCTCGGCGGCTGTTGATCTTAAATCTGATAAACTATAACCAAAATCAGCACCTGCTGTAGCCATTGATTGGAATGATTGATAACTTCTATCAAGTATTCCGGTGAACATTGTTAAAGTTGAGCCAACTAATGGTATATGTTGTGCAAAACTTGATAAACTGTCACCGCCTGTTAATAATTCGTCAGCAAAACCTTTTAATCCGCCAATAGCTGCACCTATACCTGCTGATGCAAGTTTAAACAAGCCACTGCCCATGAGGTTTAGGTACTT